GAATAATGACTACGTTTACCGTAATGAACTCTTGCTTCTGCTGAACTTGCAAATGCAAGCATAGCAGCTGCTGTCATCGCAGCTAGAATAATCTTCTTCATATGGGATTTACCTTTCTGTTGTGTGTATCCGACCCTTAACACGGATGGTAATTTAAATGTGCGGTTCCTGAGAATCCTAGGGCACGAGCCACGTTTTGATTAACGTCAATAGTTCTTCCTTTGACGAATGGCCCTCTATCGGTTACAACGGCTTCTACTTGCCTACCATTTGCGGGATTGTGAATACAAACAGTTGTTCCAAATGGTAAGGTTTTATGCGCAACACCATAATGGTGACGCATACCGGATGCTGTCCGTCCGCTCCGGTCGTTATACCACGAGGCGTTATGTCCGCCACCAGTGGAATAGGTATTTATATGTTTTCCGTGCTTGCCATATGCGATCTGCTGGGGTTGATTGAAACCGCCAAATAGATCATCCAAAAAGCCAGCATGTGCAGGGAGAGTTACCAGCGCAAAGGCTAGTGCGATAACGTATTTCATAATATATCCTTTCAAAAATGGTGCTCCAGGTAGGACTCGAACCTACAACCAGTCCGTTATGAGCGAACGGCACTAACCAATTGTGCTACCGGAGCTTATTTTATGCCAGAAGTCTGTCTGCTGCAATTGATGCAGCAAATGCATTTGGCTTAACAAAAGGAACAACATTACACATTCCTTTTATATAACCAACAGCTTCTGAAATTACGCATGAAGAACCATGCCTTTCGTCAGGGTTGATGTCCAGATGTATTTGAACGTCTCTTTGACCAATCGCTTCTTCGAGGTCCAAATACATCTGTGCTGTACGCATTACTTCGTTCATTAGACGCATACGTGGCTTGTCCATTTTCTGATCATAGTCACGTTCTGATTCTAATTGACCAAAGACTTTACAACCACGATTACCATTATAGTGCACTACCACAACAGTGCAGTATTCAGCGTACCAGACATCACCCTTACGATAACGTGCTGAATCTGAACCAAGATATATTTTTGTTGACAATGTTGTGTTGACAATAAATTCTTTTACTTCGTCCAAATTCAGCTTTTTCATTTACTTCCTCTTACGACCCTTCAATCGACGAGCTTTGCGCTTCTGACTGCCGACTTTACGGCGACCCTTTCTGGGACGATTCTTGTGTGGCCATGCCATTATATACCTCCTTAAACATGATAGTCATAATTGAAATTGTAATTTATGACTATTCTTCTAGAAACATCAGAGGGACAAACGCTAGAATGATAGCGATTACCTTCAAACATAACAAAACTATTTTCTTTACATTTAATTTTTTTGAAAACAGAAACTTTCCTGTCTAAAACTTTATTATAATATTCTTCAGGAGACATACCCGAGCGACTATTGTATTTTTCATTATAAATTAATGTATCAGCGTCAGTATCATTTAGGTAAAAAACACCAACATAATGCGGTTCAGTATTATCTATATGAGGGACATTAACATAGTTTTTTACTGGAGTAGGATATAATAATCCTAACCTTATTCTTGAAAGATATGTTAAATTTAAATTTATTTTTGAAAGCGCTACTATTAAAGCTGTTCTACAGTCATAACTAACACATGAATTAGAAACGCCGTCTTTATACGCTAAATGAGAAAAACTACAACCATAGATAGATTCACCAGAAATATCATTAGAAGTTTTACCAAAATACCAAGAAAATTCGTTATCGAATATCTGATCTCTAAGAGATTTAAAAAACTGATATGGTAAAGCGTTTTCAATTATTTGCATCAATATGTCTCGAAATTATAATTAATAGTTATTCTTTTTCCCAAATCGGTAGGACACATACTAGAGTGAAAATTTGAACCATCGAAAGAAAAAAATCTATTTTCTACAGATTTGACTGATTCTTTTATAGTGAATCCATTACATTTTTTTATTTGTTTATATCTTTCTGGTATAGAACAATCTCTATTAAAAGTTTCATTATATATTATTGTTTCGCCATTATTTTCAGTAAGATACAGTAATCCAACTTTATGAGGAATTATATCATCTACATGAGGAATATTGATAATATTGTTTTGTTTTCCTAAAATCATTCCCAATCTTATTCTGAAAATATTTTTTATTTCAAAATTTAATTTCTTCGAAATAGCCTCTAGTGATTCTTTACACAAAAGTCCAATTTGAGAGAGAACAACATTATTATATAAACCCATATGCGAATAACTGTCTTTGTTATCATTAACATTGGTATAATTATTAGTTTTGGTATCATAAAACCATGGGTATTCTTTATCATAATCTGTATATATTTTACCAATTGGCCAATAATCCCATATAAAATTTTTATCTAAACAAATATTTTTTATATTTTCAAAATTTTCTTTTTCAATAGAATTATCTATTAACATTATTATACCTTCTTTTTCAGAAAAGTCAAATGTTTTTTATGAACCTTACAAGATATCCAACTATTATAAAAATTATCAGATTCTAATACATCATATTGAAACTGATATTTTGCTTCAAAATAAGACATTTCTCCTTTAGATTCGCAAAATCTTAGAATTTCTCTTTTGAATTGATTTTCTCCAAAATTATTAACGTGATTATTGAGTTCATCATTAGATCCAAAATATTCTTTCCAATCGGATTCTATTTTGAATCTTTTTTTCTTACCTTTAATTTGTTTAGTTTTTGAGAAGTAAAAGTTTTTTTTACCGATATATTTTTTATTTGTTTGTAGGCAGGTAATCATATATACAAACCCAACATAATTTCCAATATTTTCTACTATCTCGCCTCTATAAATCCACGACATCCCGAATCTCCTTCGGGATTATTTATCTCCAATGTATTTCTTATAAGCAGAGATCCAATCAGATGATATTTCATCTTGCGCAGTTTTTAAATCAAGAATTCCAGAACAAACCATTGAGTGCATTTTATTTTCTAGTTTGTCTTTTTCGCGAGCATTCCATTTAGGGGTTGTATAACTTTCTGGCCAAAGATTTTTGATGTCATTAGAACCGCCAAGCTCTAATGATATTAAATGATCTATTTCGAATTTGTCAGAATTTTTATCTATTCCATATAACTCAAAAACAAAATTCTTTTTCGATTTCGATACATTTCTTGTCTTATAAGCATATCCAACTGTGCATATTTTTTCTTTATCAGCAGAAGGATAAATCACTCCAGGAGTATATTTTGAATTAGGAGTGATTGGATTAGACAATAAAGCTATCAATAATAGCTTATTCATCATCAAATTCTAACTCTTCTTCTATTTCATAATAACCAATAAGATCGCAGATTTGTTCTAATAATTCCAACGCCTGTAGCTGAAGAGAATCTCTATCATATAGATCTTCTGAACAAGAAATTTCGTTTTCGGTCACAAATTCCTTACATAAATCAAAAAGTTCTGAGTCTATTTTCATTTTTGTTCCTTTGTTTTAGATCTCGCAATTTCCTGAAGTACATGCTAGGGTTTGTACGCCTTCAACATTATCATCCATTTCAACAAGAGAATCCCAATCAACTGTTGTTGGGATATTTATAATTGTTTTTTCATATTCTTCTGCAGTGATTGTTTCATATGGAGCCTGACGATATGTTCCACCATCATAAGGTAGGAAAGATACACCAGACATTTCATCAAAGTGATCATAAACCCATGCACCAACACGTGGCCATTCTGCTTCTGTTACGTTAATAGTAACAGATGGCTTATGCTCACACCAATGACGCTGATATTTCAACCAAAGTTCTAGATGATCAATAGCTGATACACTTTCTCTTGTAATTGAAGTTTCTGGTAAATTCATTGGAAATGAAAAGACAGTAGTAGAGTGAGGCTTAGTGACATCAGGCTCGTAAGGAACGCCAGCGTCAATAAGATGTTTAGTAAGCGGATCTTTATTGTCAGAGCGTACACGACGAATATAATAATGGTCGTGGCCTGGATGAATACCGGAAGGACTAAGAACAAGTTGACTAACAGTTCCGGATGGTTTAACACAGGTGATAGCAGCTGCTTGATTGATTCCAAGTTTCTCACTCCATTCTTTATTTGTATCAATAGCTACCTGACGTAGTTTTTCTAAACGAGCAGGAAGTTCTGGATCATTATAATCGTTCATCAACGGACAATCATAAATGCCAGTGAACGAAACGCCAAGCAATCTTTCTTCTTCTGTATTCTTCTGCCAAATCTTACGAAGATATGGGAAGTATGTCATAGTCGATTGCAATGTTCCCAATATCGTAGCGATTCTAATCTTTCTTGCAAGAGATTTCTCATTATCATCAGATCGTATAACGACTTCCGTGAGATTGCAGAATTGATAAGGTCTGAGGATAATCTCCGAGCAAGGGTTAGTTCCGAATTCATAGTTTGAATCTCGGCGACCACTTCTTTTAGCAACTTTTTGGCTTGCTTCTCTGGAAAAGATTCCACGTTCTCCCGACTTAGATTCATAAATCGCAAGCCATTCCGCCATGAATTGTCCAACGTCTGGTTTCTCCGTGTAAACTGCTGAATTATTCGAAAGAGCTCTTTGAACATTTGCTTCCCACCATTGTCCTGCCTTAGCATGACGCATACGGTCATCACTAAGATTTGATAAAGAGATCATGGCGGAACGACGAACACCACCAACAACAACTACTTCTCCAATCTTGCACATAATATCGTGACATTCTAGCGAAGTCAAACGACGACCATGTGCGTTTTTGAAAATACGAATAACAAACTTGAACAGATCATTCAATGGTTCTGGTCCAGAAGAACGACCACCAAACACCTTTAGTGGTGCTCCTGCTGGGCGTAGCTGCGATAGATCCCACTTTGGAACTTCGCCAGCATAAAGTAAAGAGATAAGCATACGCAATCCCTTTGACCATCCTTCTTTACTATCGCGAACTGTAATAAGAGTATCGCAATCATAAAGTTGTTCTGGGATTTCTGGTAGTTTATTTACATACTGACGTTCAACGGAGAATCCAACGCCTGTGCCATTCATAAGAATACACATAGCTTCGTCAAATGCTTTAGGATCGTCAATCGGCAAATATGAACAGTTATAACCAGCAACATTATCACGGTCAAGAGCCTTACCAGCAGTCATCAATGCACGCATCGATGGCATTACTTCAAGATCATGAATAGCGTTGAATACTTCTTTCTTTAACTTTTCATCATCAACCTTAACTTTGTCAAACATATAATCAACATAACGCTGAACGGTCTCATGCCAATGTTCGCGTCTATTTTTTTCAGGAAGATATCTTGCATAGCGTGATTTGTGGATATACTGCTGGTAAACATTCATGTCTCTCATTCTTCGTTCTTCCTTTTAAAAATAAATTTCTTCTTCTGCTCCGGCGTCCATTCTTTAAGATAATCATTCATCTCATCGAACAGATTTATATATTCATCCTCTGTAACAACCCTATGCGAGAAAATATCCTCGCTGATATGTTCCTGTGCGAAGTCTTCAAGTTCTCCAGTAGGATATGTTTCTGATACAAAATCGTCAAGAGCATATTCATTTGGTTCATCATCATTTAGCTCAACTGCATAAACATGACGAAATGTGGAGACGGTTTCAACCAATACGATTTTAGACATTTGTTTTCACCCTATGATATAGTTCCTTACCATCCCACCTTACTGACCAATCTTTATGCACTACGCCTCTTTGTCTTGTTCTATCTTCAAGCCAGCTTTCCAACCACTTCACATATTCTCGGAGAGGAGCAACCTCTTCGATGTGTTCTCTCTGCGCTTCATAGGCGAGTGGTAGCAACTCTGGACACTTTTCATATAAAGCGGCTAGTAGTTTTGCTTCCTTAGAGATTTTCATAACCCAAACTTCTCTCTTGTCCACGGAAAATTATGATATTCTTCGTGCCAGATCCACCATGTGCCATCATCAACTGCTTTTATTACTGTAATAATCTCGCCTTTGATGTTAGGGTGTGATATCTTTCGCCATGATCCATCAGGAAACGTCCATATAATTTTAGTCTTACTCATGACCAAAACCTCCACCACCATGACTTAGGTTTTTCATCTGTTACATACAGGTCATCAAGGTTATCGTAAAGAACTTTCTCAAATTCTTCACCTAAACGCTCCATTTTGATATAATCAGGAATCCAATACTCGTGCAATGACGGGAAGTGTTTTAGAATCTGTCCCTGTGCAGCAAGAGCAACCTGACGGTGTTCTTTCTGTGTGCCAGCTTCTGCTCTAACGTCAATGTAATGAATCCAAGAACGAAGTGTGCCTGACATATACATTCTAGAAACAGTCAATCCTTCCGGTAACACTGCTCTTGCTTGTTCTTTTGCAACACCATTCTCAATCGCCCACTTATATGCTAATCCAGCTTCGTGTATCTGTTGTTTCTGTTTAGCATACCAACATTTCTGTAATTCTTCATCATTTGTTTCAATAGAATTCTGTCTATTCTTCTGGTCCTGGAGTCGTGTTTCTCTTTCAACAAACCCAAGGTCTGAAGTTGGATCAGCATAACGCTGACTGAATTCCTGAAATGAAAACGATCTATGTCTAAGAATTTGCCTAGCAATATCTCGTGTGGTATTTATTTCCATTACTACGCTGACCATCTCGAAAGGCGACCAATGTTTGTTTTTAATCAAATAACTTAAAAGTTTAGAAGCTGTTAATGTATTATGCTGATTAGATGGATTAGACACTCTGGCTGTATAAGCAATAAACTCTTCAGCAGTCATTGCTTCTCCTGATTTATTATGCGGAGAATCTAATCTTATCGACGGTTGCGTAATAGCAATAATCTTAGCTTCATTCATCTAATACCTCATATGTTTTTTCGAAGATAGAAGGAGCACATGGATAGAATTCTCCATGCACTCCTTTAATTATATAATCTCCAAGACGTGCAGTCATCATACCTTCTAATGTCATGATCTGAATGAATGGGTCTGTGTTCTCTCCACGAGAAATTAGTAAACCATTACACCAATCAGAGATTTCTTTTGCTTTCTTCTCAGTAAAAAGAAATGCTTCTACTTCAACTGGTTTCTTACGGACTCTCATTTGTTGCCTCTTTGATTTTTTTCATAACTTCTCCAAGCCCTTCTTCCACCGTCCAACGAGTACCATTTCCAACACCACCAAAAATTACAGTAGATAAAGAACCGCCATTTGTTGGTTCTTCGAAAACGCTAACTATATGATTGATGTTAATATATACTGGATCGCCTTTTCTTCTTTCGGCGTTGTTTATTAATTTAACGAATTTCATATCTTACTCCATTTCTGCAATGCTAATTTAGCTGCAAGATCTTTATATGTGTTTTGTTTAATGATATATTCAATAAACTCTGGAGAAATACCCGCAAGAACCATGTCATTAATATCTTTATGATCTAGATTCTCTGGCCAAATACATACATTATAACCATTCATAATTGCTTTGTCAAGTTTTTTATTAGTTTCTATAGACCGAGGCTCGTTGTCATATACGATTGTAAGTCCGGATTTGTCAAAATCTCTAACTGCGCTAACCAGATCACCTCCAGCAGTAGCGATAGAATTAGGAACGAACATACTATCAATCGGACCTTCAAGGACAGGTATAGTTCTGTTACGATCGACAGTGTCCAAACCATAAAGCTTAGGTATTGACTCATTAAGTACAATTGTAATATATTTAACTCTCGAAGACGATTTGAGGGATCTACCTTGGAAGGCATGCACGCTCTTATCAGAATCCAGAAAAGGTATAAGCAACCTTGTCTCATCGCTAGCCATAGACTCAGCTGGAAACTTGTCGGGAACCAAATTATTAACATAATGCTTAAAATTAGGACATGCAAATAACTTGGCGTGATAAACATTGGGAATCTTTCTTTCAACTACGAATTTCTTAATAGGATGATCAGGAGTTAATTGACTAACCTTCTTAAGACCTTTCAATGGACCAGATGTCATAAACACTGGCTTACGCATTTTTTCTACAAACTTTTCATATTCATCTTGTTCTGGCGGCTTTTTATCTTGTAGCCTTTCCATCTGGTATTCATTATATAGGTTAGCGTCCAGCATCTTAATAAAGTTAGGAATTCCCATTGTAGCGCCACAGTTGTGACAATGGAACATCATCTTACCATCTTTCTGGTAGATGTATCCTCGAGCTTTATTTTGATGTGTTTCTGAATCTCCGCAAATAGGACAGCGGAAATTGTAGAGATTAGAACTTTTACGTTTGAATTTGTCTAGACGAGTAGAAACAATACCAATATACTTGTGGGCGAGCCAATCCATAATAACTCCATGATGTAACCTCACATATGATTATACTATATTTCTCAAAAAAGACAAATTAATTTCTTAATAGGAGTTTCGCGACGTCGCCCCAATTAGCTAAAACAAATGCTGCCAAAGCAAACCCACCACCATATACCCACATCATTTTTTCTAGATCAGTTATCTTTTTAGATAATTTATCAAAAGATTGATCCACGTGATCGTAGATCTTTCCTTCACGAGCTTCATATTCATCTCTTCTCTTTTCAAGAATTATTTCTATACTATCGGTGATTTTTTCTTGATGGGTCAAACGTAATTCATGAACTGCAACCATTTTGTTAAGGTCTGCAGATATTTCAGTAAGTTTCGCTATAGCGTCTTCTATTTTAGTTTGTCTGAAATCCGGGTCTGGCATTACTGTGTTCTCTTGAATTTAGTGTTGAGCTTTTTCAGAGTGGAATTACTACCAATAATGTCTGATAATTTTTTCATATCATGAACACGTTGAGTTAGAAATGTGTTCTGTTTATTTTTAGGTTTCATTAAAGGATCAATTGTTGTGATACCGCCAGTTCCTTGAATAGAACTAGAGTTACCCATAAGATTATTAGGTATAACTGAACCTACTTCTTCTGGAATAGGTTTATCTTTGAAAGCTTCTGGATGAGCAGTATCAAAATTTCTCATAACACGTCCAGCGATTGCGTTTGCTTCGTCTTCTCTCATTTTTTCGCTATTCTTCTTTTTTGATAAATTTTGTCTATAATGTATTAATTCGTGAGCTATTGTTCTCATAACATCAATAGGATGACGACCGACAATTCTAACTGCAATATTATTCCCTTTTGAATGTCCAAAAGCAGCTTTTTCATCTTCATTATGACCAACTAAATGGATTTTAGGTAATGAAGTTAAACCAAGTTCCTTTGCAGCAAAGGGAACGAATTTTTTAATGTGATCTTTCATTAAACTTTCCTTAACCTTGCTACAATTTCTTCGTCCATATTGATTAAATTAGTGTCAACAATCTTTTCATTACCAACGTTTAATAGTCTTTCTGGTAATATATCTAATAACACAAGAAACGGTTTAATATATTTCATTTGAGTTTTCAATTTGAAATATAAAATTTTACAACAAACTTCTGCTCCAAAACAATTATTCAATACGATAATATGGTTGAGTATCAATCTTTCTTTCAACTCACCATATTCAACATATCTAGTAATAAGTTTTTTAATGTATTTAATTCTACTGAGATCTTCTAAAAAATCTTCTGTCGAAACATATCTTGCATTGTCATAATGCGAAGCGCAATATATCAAAAAATTTTTATCATTAAGTAAATCATTCATTATGACCAAGTGCTAAGAGCAGCCCTTTTCCAGGTGTTAGTTCCAACGCAAATATAGAGATAATTTGCATCATAAGCGACAGTTCCAGGTAATCCTGTAGAAGAAGAATTAGCTGGAACTGATGTTGATAATTGCAGATTAGCAGCAAAAGTACTCACGTTAATAGTTCTAACAGATGGGCTACTTGATGGGCTACGGAGGATTAAAAGCCTGTCAGTAGCAGCAATGTTAGCAGCTGTTGGTAATTCCGAAACCTTTTTGCTGTTATCTGTCATTTATTAAGTTCCTGGGAAGAAGCTGTTATCAGTTGAAGCGTCGTTAGCTGTAGCGGCTGTACCGTAAGCAGCAGTCTGAGCGCCAAGAGATCCCATAGCTACTAGATTTTCGTGATGAACACGACCAGCACGTCCTCCAGCTGTAACAGTAAAATATGTTACAGTTGTATTACCAGCAGCCGTTCCGCCACTAGCATTAGTGATTGCTAAGTTTGAAGTAGCAATAACAGCATTGCCTTGACCTGAACCAGTGAAACCGTAACCAGCAGTGTTTAGAGTTAGAGTAACTGCGCCGCCAGTAGCGTTAGTAGTCATGTTGAATGTAGCGTTACCACCAGCAACTGGAGACTTAACAACTAGAACGTCGTTGTTGTTATATCCAACTCCGGAGTTTGTATAAACTGCAGAAACAACTGGACCAGTGCCAGCACGACGAAGGTTCCAACCAGCGTGTGCGACTTTTTCTGAACCAGTGTTAGCAACTTCTGGTGCTGATACACCGAATACACCAACAGCAATATTAGCTAAGAATGCACTTGGTGTTGTGTTGTCGAACATAGCAACGTCAGTTGCTGCTCTTGAACCAGCTGAAGTGTTACCGAAATGTGCGTTAGCGCCACCACCAGCTTTTACAGCTGTATATGTACCGATTGGTGCTCCTGATGAACTTTCGACAGTAGTAGTGCTATTAGCAGTGACTGACTGATCGTTTCTACCCCATTGTGCCATTTATTATTCCTCCTAAAGAATTTATTATATTTATTAATCTTCTAATGCTGCCATATCAGAGAGATATGTTGACTTTCTATTAAACAGCTTATGTAATTCGCCTTCGTGTATTTCATGATATTTCGGTTGTTCTGCTTTTTTAATCATTAATTCTTTTCTAATTTTCTTTTCTTCTAATCTTTTTATTTCTTCTTGTTGTTTCAATTCTTCGTGTTGTTTTTTTCTTAACTCTTCAAAAGTTAAATTAACAGATCTCATAGGAGGAGTTTTTGGCTCCTCCTGAGATTTTACTGCTCCTATAACAATATTTTTCGCGACAATTCCCATTATTCGCTCATATGTTTGGCTTTAAAAGCAGTTTCAACTGCTTCTTTATCATCAGCTTTTCTTGCAGCAGCGTATGACTTATTAAAATCATCAACTGCTTTCTGAGGAACATGATGAACTTTACCAGAAACTGGATGCTTCAAAGGAATATGATAAGATTTACCGCCATCATTTGTTACTGAACGAGCAGTTCTAACCTGAGCAGCAATATTTTTAACTGGTGATTCCTCTTCAGAAGCAACTGGATTTTTTCTTGGACGACCCTCCTCAAGCGTTTCTTCTTTAACAGTGCCGTGTTTAGCGTACTCGTTGCTATCTTTACCATAACCATGACGCCAAGCCATTGCTTTAAGTTGATCTTGTGTTTTGTCTTTGAAATATTCTTTTTTCTGATCATCAGTCATCATACGAATTTTTTCTTTATGTTTGATGACAGAAGATGGCATACCAGCTTCATGAAGAGTTTCTTCTTTCCATGTTTTCTTTTTTCCTGATTCAGTGTGAGTTCCAGTAACATCGTTCTGAGAAACTCCGTCTTTAACTGAATCTGGTCTTGCCTCTGTTGCGACTTCTGGTCTATTTGGAGCTACAGAGGCTTCGTTAAAAACCGATTTAAAGTGCTCTAGTTCTGCTTCTGAGAATAGAGATTCGTCTTCTTCTCTAACACCTGTCTTATCAAGAGCATTCTTTGCTTTTGAAAGAACGTCACCAGCTGCAGTTGACATTGGAGCTTTTTCGTATGGCTTAGTTGGTGTTGATGGATCAACGTAACCTTTTTTCTCTTTAGTTACAGTGCTTGAACCAAGATGATCAACTGACTCTTCTTCCATCTTGCCTTTTTTACCTGCACGAAGAGCAGCAAAATCTTTAGCGTCAATCTTGTCGTCATCAACTACGTCTAGTTTTTCGTCTTGTTTCTTTGATAGTTTTTTAGCAGCTTCGAAAACATTACGAGCATCTGTTTGCTGTAAGTTTAAGAAAGCAGAAATTAATGGGTTTGTTTCTTCTGACATTTTCTTTTTCTTTCCGTCTTCTGTTGAAACGCCAACGCCCTGACTTTTCAAGAAGTCTGAAGTTGATTTTTGACCTGATGGTTGACTTTGAACTGCAGTTGTTTGTGCTTTAGCAGTTGTATCTGAAACGCCAGTTTCTTTCTTAGAAGCCGCCCAACGTTCAGCTGGAGTTTGTGTTGTAGCAGGTGTTGAAGATGCAGCTGGTGTTCTACCAAGTTCTTTATCCAAAAATGACTGTGTTGACTTTTCGTCTTTTGGAGTACCAAGCTGCGAGCTTGGTGGAAGAACTTTGCCGCCACGGATCTGTTGCATTGATCCAGTTTTGGCTTTGGCTTCGTTTTCCCATCTTCCTGGATCAGCCCAACCTTTTTCAGTTGTTCTGCTTTGAACTTTTCCTTGTTGTCCAGGAGCAGTTGGTGATAAAGTTGTTACGCTATGTGGCTTACCAGCAGCATATTTTGAACCAGAATCTTTTAGAGCTTTGTCGCGAGACATTTTGTTTAGATCAGTCTGCGATGGTCTTTTTGGAGGAGTTGGAACTGCAGTAGTTGAAGTAGTAGATGCAGGAGTTGTAGTTGTTGATGGTGTTTGTGGCGTCCAAGAAGGAGAAGGTTCTCTAACGCCGATAGCTTCGCCAGCTTTTTTCATTGTTTCTGCAGCAGCAGGTGCTCCAGGAACATTATCTCTAATCCATCTTCCAACGTTTCTTCCAGTTTCTGTTCTAGAAGCAGCACCAAGAAGATCAGAAGCAGTTGCCCCGATTGATGCACCAGTAGC